GCAGTAGTATTTACTTTTAAAGATTGGTCGCCTACGGCAACATTATCTGTACCTGTAGTACAAGCACTTAAAGCCGCATCACCAAAAGCTACATTTTGCTCACCCGTAGTAATAGCATCACCTGTATATGCACCCATCAATACATTGTAAGAACCTGTAGTTATGGCTAATCCCGTACTAAACCCTACTGCTGTGTTTCTTGTGCCTGTGGTGTTTGCTGCTAAAGAATCATAGCCGACTGCGGTGTTATTCGAGGCTGTAGTATTTGCTTCTAGCGCACTAGCTCCTACGGCTGTATTATAATTTCCAGTTGTAGTGGCTTCCATAGTTGAATCACCAATCGCTGTATTATAACCAGCAGCAGTTGCTATTAATAAGGCATCCTTACCTACTGCTGTATGGTTAGAACCTGTGGTATTAGCTCCTAAAGCTCCTTGTCCAAGTGCGGTATTTGCCGTACCTGTTGTATTTGCGTCTAAAGCACCTGATCCGACTGCTGTATTGTTCGATGCGGTAGTATTCGCTCCGCCAGCATCTTTACCTACAAAAGTGTTATCTGTACCTGTTGTTATAGCGTCACCAGCAGCAAAACCTACTGCTGTATTATCATCACCACTTGTTAAAGCTGCAAAAACATCAACACCTAAACCAGTATTATAATTAGCAGCATCAATAGTTCCTGTAGCATTGTCTCCAAGCATAATTGAAGAAGTACCAAAAGCTTTATAATTTAATGCTGAACCATTAATAGTTAGTGCATCAGTTTCTAAAGTTCCATCAATATCAGCATCGCCTGACACATCCAACGAACCTGCGTCTAACTCTCCAGTTAAAGTAATGTTTCTAAAACTTCCAATGTCTTTATTACTATCTACAACAACACCTAAACTAGCAGATACTGTACCTGCTGTAACACCATCAAGAACATTCAATTCCGCAGGTGTAGAAGAAATAGCAGTTGTTGTAGCTGCAGCTAATACTGGAATATATCCGCCTTGATTTATTAAATATTGTGTGTGGTCTCCTGTAGGATCAACAATACTTAGTGTAGTTTCGTGTGCATCTGCTGTAGCACCTTCAAAGATAATAGCATTTGAAGCCTCCATCGTAACGGTATCTACAGTAGTTGTAGTTCCTGCAACACTTAAATTAGGAACAAGAAGTGTTCCTGAACTTGGATTGTATCTTAATGCTCCTGTATCGTCTAATAAAGAATCAGACTCATCGTGAAACACAACAGGGAAGTTAGTGTTTGCTGTGCTATCAGATACTGTAACTTTAGAAGACGTACCAGTTACATCACCTGTTAAAGGGCCTGCAAAAGCATCTGATGTTACAGTACCGTCAAAGTATGCGTCTTTAAACTCTAAAGAGCTTGTTCCTAAATCTATTTGATTGTCTGTTACAGGATATAGTGCTGATGCTGTTAATGTTAATCGAGCTGCGTTATCTACTTTAAAATCAATTTCATTTGCTGTTCCAAAATCAATAGCAGTTTGAGAGTCTTCTCCCATTATTAAATCTGTAGCATAAATAGAAGTTATAGTTGTCTGAGCTGCATCTATTGCAAAATCTATATTATCATTTGTTGTATCATAAGTTACTGTAATACCACTTTCAGTATTACTAGAAACCATATTAGTACCTACAGTATCTCTAATATAAGTTGCTAAAGCTGTGCCATCAACTGTATAAGCATCAGCTTCAAGAGTTCCGTCAATATCTGCGTTTCCACTTATATCAAGTGTTGTAGCATCTAGTTCTCCTGCTACGGTAACTACACCGTCTGCAAGTGTGATAAGATCTGTATCATCTGTATGACCAATCGTAGCACCATTAATATTAACATTATCTATAACTGCTTGAGTTATTGCGCTGTTTGTACCTAATGTAGCACCGTCAACACTTCCGCCATTAATATCGGCAGTATCTGCAACTAAACTATCTATGTTAGCTGTTCCATCTACATAAAGATCTTTCCACTCTGAACCTGACGCACCAATATCATAAGTATTGTCAGCACTTGGTAAAAGATTAGAAGCTACATCAGCACTAAAGGCTACTGTATCAGAAGCTGCATCACCAAATGTTAAGTTACCTGCGATTGTAGCAGTACCTGTAACAGTTAAATTACCACCTACAGCTAGGTTTCCTGAAACATCAGCAGCACCATTAATGTCTATAGTAGTTGCATTAATTTCAATCTCTGTGTCTGATACTAAGTCTAAGACACCATCAGCAGACTGATGAATATAAGTACCTGAATCACCGAATTGTAATTGGTCGGTACTTGAAAGAAGTAGTCCTGTATCAGCAACGTGAGTAAGAGATACATCTTGATCATCTCCAAAGTATACAACTGCTCCGTCTGCTAGATAAAGATCACTAAACTCTAAAGCATTTGTACCTAAAGCAGCTCCATCTGAAGCGTCTGGAACAAAAGCTGTATTAGCTGTAATAGTTGTACCTACAATAGTAGTAGCTGAATTTGCACCTATTGTAGCTCCGTCTACTGTACCACCGTTTATATCTGCTGTATCAGCTACTAAAGCATCGGTAGTAACTGTACCATCAAAATACGCATCTTTAAACTCTAAAGAACTTGTACCTAAATCTATATCGTTATCTGTTACAGGTACTATTGCTCCGTCTTGTATTCTTATTTGTTCTACTGCTGCAGAAGATACTTCAACAAAAACACCCCATCTATTATTAGTACTATCAACAACAATTTTATTAAGAAAGTCTAAATCACCTATAGTATGTATGTTACCACCTTGTCCAGCAGTACCATCGTGTCTGTGTCCTGTAGAGGATGCACTACTTGAAGAGTAACTAAAAGCATTTAAAAGTTGATTATATTCGTTGTTAAAAAGCGCAGCAGTTATTGTATCTCCGTCTGCTATCGAACTTTGTCTGGTATATGTTTGAGCCATAATTTAATTCTCTCTTTGTTGTTATTGTCTTCCTGATGGTCTATAGTTTATATATAATCCGTTTATTGTATACGGAGCATTTGTATCTTTACTAAATATTTTAAAGAAATTACTATGTCCACTTCCTGTTAATGTAGCTCTTACTAAAGGTTGTTCTGGCGCACCAAAAGTACTTGTACCAAATACTGCTGATGAGTCTCCGAATATAGAAGGGGTTGCTGATATTATTCCTACATCTGTTGGTTGAAGTCTGTCTGTACTATCATAATCAAACCTAACTCTAAGTGTTGGCTCTACAGATCCTTCTGGAAATAGAGAAACTTTAACGTGATCTAAAGTCTTTAAAGTTCCAAAGTCTCCATAATCATAATCAGGTGATTGGTACTCTGCTTCTACATTTGTTTCAGTTCCTGCAGGATTAAAACTATTTCCTGTATCGTGGTTGTAGACATATCCATCTCTGTCTCCGTGATATATTTTTTCTTTTCCTGAATAGTTAAATCCAGAAGCTACTGCAGGAGCTTGTATTCCTTGTACTTCCGCCCATTCAAAACCTCTTTGAGTTAAAGTTCCTATAATTCCTTTTGAATTAGTTGTTGAAGCATTTGAAGCACTATAATAAAACCTATATTGAGATTTATCTCTAATAACTACACTACTATATTCATAAGTAATTGTACTGTCAAAAATATCGTTTATAATAGGTTGTATAGCTTTACTGATAGTTCCTAATTCAACGTCACCTATTCTTGCTGTGCCTGCAATAGTCCTAAAACCATCGGGAGCAAGAAATATTAGATCGCCTGCAAACTCTTGAATAGTCTTACCGTCTACACAACCTACATTCTTAGTAACTGGTACAATAGTTATCGTACTTGAGTTATTTATATTCTGCAGTTTATATATAGAGTTCTTACAAAATATAAATAATTCATCACGAAAAGATTTTAAGCCTACTACTTGGTCATCGAGTACAATACTACCAGAACCTGTTGATGTGAAATCATCTATATCACTTGTGCCACTATAATATATAGTATTTAAAGCTGTAGCTGCTCCTGCAACTACTAAATGTTTATTATGTATTACACAATATTTTGGATAATGTGTTCCGCTTACTGTAATCTCTTTTGCAAAAAAAGTTCTGTTTGTTATATCAGAATCTGTACCTGTCATTTTAAAGTAAAAAGGTTTTACTCCAGAGCCTTCATCAGTAACAATAACTTCACCGTAAACTGTATCTCCTTCATAAGTAGCAAAGTGCGCTTTACTTTGTGAAGTTCTTGCAGAAGCACTACGACCTGTAAAGGTGCTATAATTGTCTCCTCCACCTGCAACACTTGCTCTGTTTAGTTGTAACCAACTGTCACCATCTTGGCTAAAATATATATTTGTTCCTGAACAAGC